ATGGATAACTTAATAAAATTAACAATAGAAAATTATGGAATAGTAGCTGGAACAATAGCTATTGCATTACTTTCTTTAGGCGGATTTGTAGCAAGCGTTTTAAGAGATAGTATTAATTTAAAAAATAAACATAAAAATGATGAAAACTTAAAAGCATTTGATATACAAAATACTATTATAAAACAGATAAATGAACATAATTTAACTATAGAAAGATACGCTACACAATTGAGCCACGCAAATCTTATTGAAAGGCGAGCTGACGTAATTGATAATATATATAAATTAATGGTTGAACTACATGAAGTAGCTTATACTACCATTCGTCCTGATTATTTTGGTAGACCAACTCCATCTATACATATGGCATATGAATTAGCCTTACCTAAACTTGATAAATTCATAGAACAATATGAAAAAAATAAAATTTATTTCTCTTATGAAACATCAAAAATACTCTCAAAATTTCATTATTCAGCTATGAAAGCATTAAATCAAGCTCGCATAGCTAGTAGTACTAATGAAAATAAATCAGCAAGTATTAATCCTGAATTACAAAAATTATTTGAAGAAATAAATGGTAATATGACAAAAGCTCGTGAGGCTGTAGAAAATGAATTTAGAAATATTCTATATACAGCAAACATACCAAAACCATCAACCAATTAAAATTATTTAGATGCGGGTTCAACTCCCGCCAGCTCCACCAAATTTGGTGGGTCAGTGATAGGACAACGATTTCAAAAAAAAGAAGTTAGCGAAATCATCAGGACTACACACTGACACAGATAGGACTCTAAATCATACGCAAATCGTACGCGGATTATTTCGAGTTCAAAAAGGCTCACTTCGGTGAGCCTTTTTTATATTGGAGACCAAGAGTGGATACAGTTAATAATATTTTATCAAATTCCGCGCTGGGTACAGTGATTGGGATCATTGGTATTCTTATAGCCATTTTTATTTATGTTTTAACTCGTAAAGTTTATAAAATCTCTAGCTGCCATGAATTTTCAAACCTCATAAATAAAAACCACTCGAGCCTACCACAGCAAATAAGTGTAATGTATGATGGCTCATTAGTAGAAAGTGTATCTTCTTCTGAATTTGTTATTTGGAATTCGGGTAACTCTGTTATAACAAAAAGTGCATTAGCTACTAAAGAACCTCTAAGAATTGAGTTTAGCAGGGAAATTCAATTATTGCGTTATCAAGTCGTAGCATCAAACAATCCTATTAATAATATAGAGCTAAAGACTGACAGTGAATATCCTAATTGTATTCTTATTGATTTTATTGAAAAAAATGAAGGTGCTAGAATAGAAATTCTCCATACTGGAGATAAAAACGATGTTAGGGAGAAAGGAAAACTAATAGGTGTAAAATCTATCTTTAGTAAACAGAAAAAACTATCAAGAAAAAAGAAAAAATCCCAAAAAACTTTTAGTAAAAAAGCATTAGATGTAATTCTTTTATTGTTGTCACTATTGTTTCCAATAATGATCCTATTAATGATTATTTACTCATTCGCCTCTCCAGAGGCTTTTATTTCTACACCCCGCCCCGTTAGAAATAGTAGTTCTCCATGGGTGATGCGTATTATGGGCTTTTCCGTGATATGTGTATTTATTTTTCAATATATTAACCAGCGTCCCCCTTACCCCTCAAGTTTAAAAAAGCCTTAAATTAATATTATATTATACACTGTCATGGGGAGTCTGGGGTCGTAGGTTCAAATCCTATCATGCCGACCATTTTTATTTAAGAAAAACAACCAGTAATGGTTGATTTTCTTATACTTGGAATTTGCTTGGTGTAAAACCCACATCAGATTTACCATAGTTAAAGTTCAATCCTCGCCCTATTCCTATGCTATACTTATTCTACAATTCATTAAGTGACAGGGGAATTATATTTAACCTCAATCCCCACTGGCACTTCATTCGCAGACGCGGTAAAACCTCTCATTGTCGGTTGCTCTAAGGTACCCGCCCGCCATTGTGCATACATTCCATTAATCGTGCTATTGCCAGATCCATCTATCACCGGCGTATCATCTAAATAAATGCACCCTAAATCATCCATCGAGCCTTGAATATGAATAGGGCCTTCAATCGGCCCCTCACTGATTAAATCAATTAATGAGGCTTTTTGACGTGATGTTAAATCGTTTGGTGCCTCATACGGTGTTCTTTGACCACCACCACCTTTACCCATGATACGAACTCCTCTTAACCACCGTGTTTGCCGGCATCGATATTTTCACCGTCACTGTCATCCATAATTTCAACAGATTGTGAAATGACGCGTGAACCACACATAATTTCGCCGTAGGCAATGGGCACCGGCATTCCTTGTGCAACGGCATTATCAAGATTGCTAAAATAAGTATTGCCTTTTTCTTCATCACCACGAGATAGATTGGGAGGTTTTGGAGACGGGATCAGCATTTGAGCGACACCACCAATCATCATAGCTGCACCACCCGCCATCAAAGAAGTCGCTACTGTTGCGGAGATCCACGCTGGCCCCCACCATCCCAATGAAAATAAAGCAGCACCTGCAATAAATTGAAAAATACCGACATTTTTAGCCCCTGATAATTTCGGCACAATATGAACTACTGCATTATCAGGTAAGGTTTCATTGAATCTTTGGTTAATGTCTTGTGGGGAAATATCAGTACCCGCAATGCGCACTTGATACCAACCATCACGAATAGCTAAGCGTAATGCTGGAAGTTGAATAAAAAGCGCGTGAAGACCTTCAGAAGCAGTATTCACATTTAAATCAAAGCGACGTCCAAATCGTTGCAAATCCCCGTAAAGTCGGAAGGTTGCCAATCGCGGTAACGCCAAATTGAGTGCGTCATTCGTTGCCATCGTTCGTTATACTCCTCGCGTTTGCTAAGTTGGTTTGAAATGTGATGTAAAATCGTTTGATTGCCTAAATAAATCCCCGCGTGGTTGGCACGAGAGCTGGCATAGCAACACAAAATAATATCGCCGGGTTGCGCTTCTTTTTTTACCTGCCGAAAACCACTGCTTATCATATTATCGAGGTACAGTTCTTTACCTTGACGCCACCAATTATCATGTCGCTCAAAATCAGGCAGATCATGTCCTGCCAAATGATAAGCATCACGAAACAACCCATAACAGTCGGTTGAGCCATGAATAAAATGGCGACCTAATAGATGAGATACTGGCTGATAACAATGAATTTTTTCATCACAAACCACCCACCACGGCAATGCACTGTTCACCTGCAGTTGTCGATCTAAGGTGCTGAGATAAGGTTGACCATCAGGGTGACTGTGTACAACCGCGATCACCTCGCCCTGCTGTTCGGCTCGAATAAAATCATCAAAAGAAATCGTGAAATAGTTTTTCGGATCAGCCTGCTGATTAACACAAGGTAAATACTGTTCACCCTGTGCGGTACTTACCAATAAGCCACATGCCTCCGATGGCGCTTGCTCTTTCGCATGCGCCAAAATTGCTTGCTCTATCATAAGAAACACCTTAGGAGGGAGTTAATTATTACCAATACGGGAAGTGGAGACAAACGCGCCTATACGTGATTCGTTTTTTCGTAACTTACAGTCACTAAGACGTTTGCCACATTTGTCTTTTAGTGGATCAGTGGTTGGCTTTCCCCATTCGTCAGCAACAGGGGGGCCTTTGTAACCACACTCTTCTGAGCGATAACAAAAATTACAGATATCAGACAAAATAGCACGCCCAGGTAGCATTAATCCGTCAGTCTCACTCGGTGTGGCTAACATAAAGGTAGCTGTTACTGAATTTAAACTGGTCATCTGCTCAATGATCCAACGTGTCACAATTTCTTGTGATGGGTCGGCATTAGGATTGCCTTGAGGAAAATTTACTGCATCTAAAAATTGAGTGCTGACAATGCGTCGTACCACCAGCCCACCGATTGCACTATCTAATTGACTGGCAATCCCTGTAATCAATCCAAATAAATTCGACAATGTAATAGTGGGTCGCCCTGAGGGGCCTTTGCCATTAAAAGAAAAGCCTTCACCTTTCACGGGGTAAGGCTCATAGGTGTTTCCTTGCCAGATTAACGGCTCTTTACGTTGATTAAGTCCATCAAAAAAGCGGTACCGAATACCGCCTATTTTGGTTAAATCAAATTCGTAAAGTTCAAGTAAGACATCAGTGGAGGAGAGTTCGGTAATACTAATTCGCATTTCAGGAGGAATATGTTGCATATTAGCCCCAATAAAAAACCCGCCGAATGAAGTGACCCCATAAAGTTGGACACTTTAAGTTAATATTATTATTTCTTCATATCGCTCATATTTTTATCATACATTCCTTGTATATAATCAAACATCTCTACTGCATTTAGACACTCTTTGTCTTTTTTATTATCAAGCTTACATCTGTAATAAGTTAATGTGTTTATACTTGATATAGCACTTATATTTTCTACCTGCCAACGGCAAAACTCAGGATCTTTATGTTCCGCACAAGCTATATTAATCGTATCAATAATAAAATCTTTTTCTGAAACTTCAGCTTGTATAAAAAATGGAAATAATAAAACTATCAATATAAGTTTTTTCATATGTCCTCAATTAATAATATTTAAGATACAACTTGTTCGAACTCAGCCGTTATTTCAGTTCTAATCATCCCTACTGAAGATGACCATTTTCGACATAGTACCTTAATTAATTCTGATTGATGAGGAGGCTTCCATAAAAATGCAGTAACACCAGCATGTTTTTCTAAAAATGTTTCAATATGCACGCTTTCATTATTTATATAGATAAGCGTTACATTGTACTTTTTTAGATTATTATTAATACCATCAGGGCGACGCTGTTCATAGCCGTCGCTAAATTTCACTGATTTTACCCGAGGCTCAAACTCCTTTTTCATATCGGGTTTGACTTTCCATTTAAATGTTTCCATCTACATAGCTCCACCATCCCGGCGTTGGCTCATGATATAGTCCTGAGCACCTCGCTTACTAATTTCATAAACTTTTTTCAATGCTTCAGGCCCTATTTGCCCATTGCTACCATCATTTTGTATAGTAATGTGATAATGCTGGGTAACACCTCCTCCCTGATTGGGCATTTTCGCAATAACGCCCAGCTTCCCATCAGCACCACGGCGCAAAGGGAAAATGCCTTCTGGCCCAGCTTCTCCCATCAAGCCTGCACCTTTTGCAAACGCAAACATGGTAGGTTTATAAACAATCTGTCCACTGTAAGCACTTAGGCTGGTTGAGTTGTAAACACCACCGTTAGCATTCGCGACTGGGGCGCCAAAACCAAAGCCCATCGCCTCTATTCCTTTAACTAATGACATTTTAATTAAAATATCCGTTAGCATCTTAAGAATGGATTTCGTAAAGTCTTTGAAATTGGCTTCACCTTCAAATAATACGTTGGTTAACTGGCTACTAAATCCATTAAGCGCCATAGAGGTAGCATTTTGTATTTGAGTATTAACATCAAGAGCCGTATCTTTATAATTACCCCATGCCGTTTGGGCTCCCGCTAACCAATCAGCCCGTTTTTGATCTTCAACTTCATAGTTTTTTTGTTGCTCAGCTAACATATTATTTAGCTGTGGGTTCTCTTTTTGTCCCACAAGAAGTTGAGCGCGTTCTAAGTAACGTTGTTGCTCTCTTGCTGACTTGCCCATACTTTCTTCAATCGCTTTACGTTTTTCCGATTGTTGAACAATGAATTTATCAGCCTGATCTTGCATCTTATTTAAGCGCTCTTGTAAGGCGACTTCATCACCCACTAATGCGAGTTTCTCCTTTTGAGCCAGAATATTTTCTTTATTTGATAATAAAGATTTTTCGGCGTTAGTTAATCGGCGTGTCAATTGCGCTTGTTCTAAAATTGCAAATTGTGCCTGCTCTTTTTGAAAATCCTTGCGTTGTTGGCTAATAACATCATTAGCACTTTGATGCTTTTTAAGCATTTCTAACTGGGCTTGCAATGCAAGTAAATCACGAGAAGCTTTTTCTTCTTCTCGATTACCTGTGGGTACCACATATCCTTTACCTTTCCCAGTCCCCGGCATCTGGCGATCTCTTAAACGAAAATTAATCATCGCTTTTGCTTCTTCGTACTGTTTTTGAGTTAGGCTATGCTTATCCTGTTCTAATTCTGCTAGTTTCTGTAACCGCTGAGTCTCCCAACTGAAATAGCTTTTCCATTTTTCTTGGTTTCTAATCTGATTAACCTTGAATTGTTCACTATCTTTAACAGCTTGAGCCTGTGCATTTTTAAGATCTTGTTCGTATTTCTTATTTTCCAGCTCTTTAATTACTTTTTGTAATTCTCTCCCTTCATAGCTATTTTCCATTCCGTGAAGTTGCAGTTGATATAGTTGTTCTTTATAAGTGGTTAGTTTCTCTGTAACCCCTTTATCTCTTCCTATATCAAGCATTGCGTCCCAAGCTTTTTTTGCCTCCCGTTGAATATTAATCCATGCTGATTCAAGAAAACCTAGGCTATCAGATATATCATTAGCACCGTCATTAATAGATTGTGCATAAGCATCAATCGCCAGCTTAGCTGCTTCGGTTTTATTACCTTGCAATTCGAGAGTTCGAATTTGTTCTAATTGGGATGCAGTGAGGTGATGATTCGCTTTTTCTAATTCAAGCGACATTTGAAGCGGTTCATCTTGCAGACGTTTAAACTGATCAATAGTGATATCAATCGCCTGACCTGTGATGTAATTCATCTGTGCGGCCGCTTTTGAAACACGGGAAATCTCATTATTCGAAAATACCCCAGTACCGACGACGCTTGAAATTGATAATGCCATTTCACCACGCGTGATCCCGCCACCCGCAAGGGTTCTCGCCATTTCGTTTAATTGGCTGGCAGATTTATTGGCGTAGTTACCGGTTAAAATCAGTTGTTTATTAAACTGAGAAAATTCTCTTTCTGCATCATAGGCTAGCTTTGCAACGCCTGTTAAACCTGCCGTAATTCCTCCCCAGATACCACCACGAACCAGTGAGCCCATATTAAATGAGTTGGCAATACCCTGAAGACGACCAGCTAATGACTTGCTATTTTTATCAAACTCTTTGGTTTCTTTGCTCGATTCAGATAATCGACGAATATAAATTTCTGCTGAAGAGCTGACACCTAACTGAGACGCTTGATAACGCAACATCTGTTCACGACTTAAGTTTTGAGTAGCAACTTGCTCTTTTAGTCGCTGAATAAATCGCGTTTTTTGTTGCGTTAGAGACTCTTCTTCTCGGCGCAACTTCATTGACTCTGAGGTAATGGCAGAAATCAGTGTCCGATAGTCTTGTTGATGGATAGTGCCCTTTTTTACCTCTTGATTAAGCTGAGCTTGAATGGTCCTTAATGCCGACGTTCCTCCAGAAAGTCCTTTAACTGCTTCAATCTGCTTAAAATATTTTTCAGTATTTGCATCTTGTTGATCTTGTATCGCCTTTATTCTTGATTTAGTGACATTCTGAATTTCAGCGAATTGCTCACCTGTAATTTTTAGCTTGTTATAAGCTTTTGTTGATTTATTTAAAACCTCTGTGAGTTGTTCAAGTGCATCTCTCGTTTGCCCAACACTTTGAGCTTGCTCTAAAAAAGCATCAGCTTGTTTGCGTGATTCAATAGCTGAGCGCGCTTCTTCTTGCGCAATGCGTTGGTAATACTTTGCTCGTTGTTGTTGAGTAATTTCTTGTTGATTGTTAAGTTCCTGAAGAGACTGCGCAGTACTCTCTGCTGAACTGCGAGCAGTTTGCGCTTGTTGTTCAACCAGTTGTGCCATGCGTCGTTGACTGGCTTCGGCTTTTTCTGCGGTTTCTTGCAGTTGACGTTCAACACGCCCCATTTGTTCTTTAAAATCGGCTGTCTCAGCCCCTAAATTAATCGTGAGATCCGCTATTTGTTGGCTCATATCGTATTCCGCCCGCTATCCCTTCACTTACCGCCATCATGATTTCATCGTCCATATCAACAGCAGGTTTACGTAACAACACACTAAAATCCTCTGGTGATAAGTCTTTACCACCACCAAAAACACTGGCAACCGTGAAATTAAGACCAGAAAAAGCATGATCGATAAGTTGAATGGTGAAGGGAGTTTCATTAAAGAAGTGTAACCAATCAGCGAGCTCGGTCGCTGTCATCTCACTGAGCATTCTGCGCCAATCAGCACGTTTAAATTCATGTGATAAGCGCAGAATAAATTGATGTTCACGGGCAACTACTTTTCCAGTGGCTCTTCCTGAACATCACCTTGATGGTTTTCGCTTTCCGTGTTTTCAGTTTGTGCCATCCCGCTAATGACTAGGACTTCTTTTGCTGCTTTGCCAAGCGCCTCTGGTGGCCACTGCGAAAGCACTTCATGATAAACCTGCTCAATATCACGCGTTTCACCGTGTGCTAATGATCGAGACACTAACCAGGCATTCGATTCTGTGTTTGCACGAATAATGAGTGCTGTTTTTTTTATGCCTTCAGCCTTTTCAACATCTTCGTTTTTTTGAGATTGTTCGACCAAAAAATCAAAGTATTCAATACGCTGTAATGCTGATAACTCAAACAACTCAATAGTGTTATCACTATAAGTAAATTCTTTTTTCTTTAAAAACATATTATTACCTTTTATTCATTGTCTTTTTTAATAACGGGCGCACTTTTTCCTTGCTCTGACGCTGATTTTATTTCTTCTGCAAGCGCAGGACGGCCACTGTTGGTGATCTTAATGGTACGGGTGATCACTTCTTTCGCAGGTACCGTTTTTCCAAGCGAACTAACCCAACCTCGATAAATATCGACGGCCCCATTGGGGTAACGAATGCGGTAGTGACGAACATCCCCTAGTTGGAACCAATCAACCAGATCTTTTTGACCTTGTTCACCCGGTTTCCATGCCAGCGTGATGTTGGCCTCACCCGCTGATTTTTCCCCCTGAGCAGTGGCTTTCCAGTCCGCATCTTCGTCATCAAGATAGGTATCGTCATAACTGTCTGCGGTAATTTCACCCGGCTGTAGTTCTTTAATTTTCGCCAGTCGTGTCCAATCCGTATCAGTAAACGGATCTTTTAATGGGTCTTCGGTACCGCTATAAATCCAAAGCGTGGTACCAGCACCCTTTACGGGTGCCAATGGGTTTGGTGTAGGCATAATGATTCCTTTTACATTGAATAATTAATTTGATAATGGAGATCGACCGACCCCCACAACCCCATTTCTTCATCACGATGGTAGTCGTAGCCGTTAGGGGTCATATTCTCGATAAGCTCGGACAGTGCGGGAATGGAGGTCAGCGCAGGATAAATCACGGCTTCAACCCATTTATCTAACTCAGCATCAGGGTTATTCGCACTGAGAAAAACCTCTATGTGAACAATTGCTTGCCAACTATCTTCATCGAGATTTTCACCTGTTGAAATAGCATCGGTGATGTACACCGCAATGGCTGGAAAGTCATTTTCATCCACAAAAAAAGGGCGACCATCAAAGACTGTCACCCCATTGGCATGAGGCTCAATCGCCTCTTTAATTGCATGTCGGATCTGTGTATGTTTGATCACCAAACCCTCCCTTTTATATAAAGCCGTAACTGTTGCTTTAAGGCCGACGCCATTTCTTTGGGCATATCAGATTGAAGCAATTTCTCTGACTCTTCGGTGTAAGCTGTTGTTAGCGGTGTGACGAGCGGAATTTTCACCACCTCGATGGGATAACGGCTTTGACCAACTCGCTGAAGAATATGCCAACGGCCATTATCAAGCTGTTGAATAAAAGTATGAGGAAAAGAAAATCTCCCCACCTTCAAAACACTTCCAGCGCCTTTCTGATTACCTCGTTTTCTTGATAGCTGAACGCGCGCATTACCTAGGGCAATGGCCGGCAAATTACCCCGATTTATCACTAATCGAGCGCGAGGCGTTTTATAACGGCTACTCGCTCGACTAAGTCGAACACGTTGACGGATCAGGCGTTGAGGTACTTTGGTTTCAGATGAAACCCGTTTAACACTATGGCTAATGACACGGCGAGCAACACGGTTAATCGCCATTGCGGTTGCTTTCGGGACCATTTCATCATTAATGCTATTCAGGTTTTTAATGGCTTGCGCTAACCCTTTCATATCACCCACCTATTTGATCCAAATATGTGGTTTCCCATTAAACTTTTGGTGTCGAGTGACTTGATAGGCTTCCCCCTCAATTTCTACGGCGTCACTGCGCTTAGGGTGATATGTTGAAGAAAAAACAACATAGCTCACCCCATCACCACTCATCGGCCCCAGTTCAGGGATAAAGTGAGATTCTAGTGCTTGATAAATAACACCATTAATACGGATGGGGATCCCCATCCGCTCAGTGGTCGCGTTATCCATTCTTTTTATTAGGTGTTCAAATGGATTCATCTATGTTGCCTTAACCTTGAGGGGTACCCGCTGATGGCACAAAGACATTGAGTTTAACCGTAACATTTTCACTCGATGCATCCGCATCATCCCAAACAACACCGGCAGGTGTACCACCGGTATCCACCACGATATTGTCTTTAACAGAGGCCACTCCCCCCGCTTTTAAGGCAATTCCCGTTTTCTTGTTCAGTAAGAAAACACCTTCTGCAAAACCATCACCGGTTTCGTTAGGTTGAATATCCGTGCTCGCAACACAAGCAACCGCACCAACGTGTACCAATTGACCACTTTTAATGATCTCTTTTGTATTGTTGACAATTGCAATTGTGCCACCCTGTTGTACATAATTTTTAGCCATAAAAACTCCTTCCGATGCCGAAGCACCGGATTTTAGATATAAAAAAAGCCCATCAGGGCATCAGGATAAAACGAAGAAAAAAGACGTCTTACTTACCCGTCACTTTCAGTAGACCGCGATAATCAACTGGCGCTACACCCGCATCAATACGCACCTTGGTGGTGACACCGTCGGAAGTAAAGCCTTCAAGTTGGTCAATATACGGCACATCAATTCCGTTTAAGTACGCTACCTCAATGGTGTCACTACCTTGGCGTGATGCCATATACCAATCTTTTTCACTCGCATCATCTAAACGAGGTTCAGCGATAATTTCCGCTAAATCACGCACTGGATTAATGATATTGGCATTAACATCTGCGCCTTTCACACTACCCGATTTAACCACTTGGGTTGCTTGTGTTTCCAGTGTGGTCGGTACCAACATAAATGCCGGTCGAATATTGAGTGTACGTTCACCTTCTTTCTGTTGACGCATAGCAGTACGACCTGCACTGATGGTTTCTACATCCATCCCGCCCGTGAGTATGTTTTTATGATCGGCACTAAACAGCGCTTTTTTATCGCTCATTTTTTCATTGTCGACAAGCACCGCATACACCAAATCACCGATGGTGGCTTTCGCTGCTTCACCTAATTTCTTTGGTACATCCGTCAACATATTCATGTCATCATTGATAATAGCTTGACGGCTAATACTGAATAATTCACCGTAAGTTGCCAGCGCGATGGTTTCGCCTTTATCGTTCAACGTAACGTATTTATACTCAGCGCCTTCACGCACTTTACGTAATGAAGGGAACGCACCTAAACCAACACGATGTGCAGTTTTAAAGTCACTGAGTTGTCCTTTTTTCGTCCATTTTCCAAAGGTTTCGTCATTTTCTTCCCAACCAAGCAAAATCGCTTTATTCGCGACATCCAGCAGGATATTACCGAAATCAGAGGTGCTGTGCGTAAAGGCCATACCAATCATTTGCATCGGATTATACGTAGCCACGCCAACACCACGCTCCGTCAGTGATGCGCGTGCTAACTCACGCAGTGTCATGCTGTTATAGGCGTTATCTTTTTCATAATCCTGATAACCCGCACGCGCCATCACAGAGGCGCGCACACTGTCACCGACGATATTGCCGTTTCCTGCGTAAATATGCGCATTATCTTTATTGGATGGCTCAGGATTTTGTTGCTGTGCAATCGTATTGAGCAATTGCTCACGCGCTTTTTCAACAGAACAGTTCGCATCTGCTAAACACGTGATCATTAGCTCATTATGACGACCACCGAACATGGCAAATAAATCTTTAATGCCATTTAAGCGTGTTTGCTCATCCGCAAAGGAGGCGCTAGGCTGTGGCTCTGGTGAAGAATTTGGTTGAGGCTGTTGCGTAGGTTTAGTAGTGTTTTTGGGGGTAATTTGATTTTTAATTGCACTTGGCATAGATGAAAATTCCTCAATTCGTTTAGATGTAAGACTTGCCATTGCTTTCACTGGCTCAATCACTTTATCGGCGAAACCGTGTTCAACACACTCGTCACCATCAAGCCATGTTTCCTGCTCTAACATGGCGGTAATTTCTTCGGTTGTTTTCCCTGTTTTCGCCACATAAGCAGGGATTAATACGTTTTCTAACTTGTCGAGTAAGTCAGCATATTCACGCATATCATTCGCATCTCCCCATGAGACACCCCACGGTTTGTGGATCATCATCATGGCATTTTTCGGCATAATGACCGTATCCCCGACCATCGCAATAACTGAGGCCATTGAGGCGGCCAAACCATCGATATAAACCGTAATTGTTGCAGAGTGGTTTTTAAGTTGGTTATAAATGGCGATACCATCAAACACTTCACCACCGGGGGAGTGAATATGCAGATTGATATGACTGAGATTACCCAGCGAGATTAAATCTTCCGTAAAGCGTCTTGCGCTAATTCCCCACCCACCGATTTCATCATAAATATAGATATCCGCCGTTTGGTCTTCTTTAGCCTGCATGCGAAACCAGCTTTTTTGAGTTACTGGCCCCGACATTTTAGGCATCATCATCGATTTCTTGTTGTTTAGCATCTTGTGCCCCTTTGTCATTAGCAGGATCAGTATCAAATACCAGTCCTAATCGTTTATTTTCGTCAATTTCGGTTTTACGACGACGTTTCACATCCGCAGGGTTGCCCCCTTTGGCGCGTATCCAGTCACTTTCTGTTGACGCACCACCACGTAACAAGGTTTTCCAAGCCTCAGACTCTTTCTTCGGATCAATCCATGGCATTACAGGGCCACTGTAAACCGCATTAAACAAGGATTTAGGGTCAACATCAGGTGGAACGGTTACCACACCACTGGCTATCGCCATTTTTAACCAATTGCGATACATCGGACGTGTGATGCCTGCCACAAAGGTATCTTGGAAAATGTTATAACCTTCAAATGACTCCACCAGCTCTTGTCGCTGAGCGCTATACGTACCGTTATAGTCACGGGCGATACTGGAATAACTCCCCCGACTGCCTGCAGAAACCGCGCGTAATTGTCCATTGCGAAACGATTGTAGGTTGGGGTTGGGTCGGTCTGATTTGATCATGCCGACTTCTTCACCCGGTTTTAAACCGTCGTAAATCATGCCCGGCTGAATATCAATATTACGTTGCTCATCTTCGTCATAGTCACCCTCAGGGAAAGAGCCGGCATCGCCTTTTTTGATGTACATGCCCAATGAAGCTGCAATACGTGCGGAGGTTAATTCCGCATCTTCGTAATCTTTTAACGCACTTAAGCGCATTAAGATCCCCGAAAACAAACTGACACCTCGCGCTTGATGGAGCCGACGAGTGAATTTCAGGTGCAACATATTTTCGGCATCAATGGTTTTGATATCCCCTAAATTGGCACTAAATTGAGGGAGATTTTTATATACCTGATACCCTGTGGGTCGCCCCCACTCATTGAATTTAATGCCTTGAATAATCTTGCTTTCAGGCATATTCATGTGGATCGGCACAAAGTCAGGCTCTAAGGCTTCGAGCCAAAAATAGATATTGGCTTGAGGATCTAGCCCTTTGGCTTTACCTTTGACCAGTTGAGCAAACACTTCTCCATCACGTAACCACGTTCTGACCAGTAAACGCTCTAATACAGGGCGACTAAATTGTCCGGTTACTTCGGGCAATACTGACCACTCCGCCCACGCTTGACGAATTTGTGAGGCTAAATCTTCATGAATTTGCCCTGCACCATCGAGAGGCTGAGGCTCAACAATAATGCCTTTTGCCCCGACAATGCGCTCTTCCATCTTATCGAGAATACCGATAGAGATATCATGATTGTTATCTAGCCATCGCGCTTGCTCGCGTAAGGAAGTACCACCAAATTGCGTCAATTGGTTTGCATTACGATTTTCACGTTTAGCGGGATGAGTACGAGTGGGTAAAACGGCTTCATACGCTTTAATTTGTAAGCGAGAGCGGAGACGCGAGGCTTGCCAGTTTGGGGCAAAATAACCAATGGCGCTGTCTAATAATGTCATCTAAACCTCGCAAGTTTATACATTGGATTGCCTCGTTTTCTCAATATCAATGCCGACAAACGAGATTCCCAACGCTCACGACCTTTTATGATCTCGTTGAGATTTTCCATTGTCATGGCTTGTCCATTAAAAGTGATGGATTTGCCTTTTAATACCGCCTCTTCCGCTAAACGGTATTGCTCAATCATGTGTTCAATTTCTTCTTTCGTCATATCCAGCCTCCGCTGTTTGATACCGGTGCCCATGCTGATACCGCAGGCGTTTCCTGTTTTGGGGTTTCGGGTGAGGGTTTTATTTCAGGCTCTGTGGCGATATCGGTAATTGGCGAGGAGGAGGAAAGTGTCACATCAGGTAACCTTGCCCATTTAGGCGGTTTTTCCCAATTGATCCCTTCGTACCCCTTTAATATCACCAAGGCATGGGCGTAAACCATTAGGTCAAATGCCTCATTAGCGCCTCGACCCGGTTTTTCCCAATGCCCTTTTTCATCACGCTCTTCATACGTCAACTCGTCATAGAACGATTCATCCAACCAATCAGGGAAATGGATATAGTTAGGCCCTACGGTATCGCGCGATAACGCAGAACTGATCCGGTCCTTAAGTTGGTCAGTTTGCAGTAAATAAAGAGGCACATCCCCTTTGGCTTGGGCGCGCCGTTCAGAACGACTGGTGTTATCGGGGAATGACTTGGTGATTAACTTACGGCGTTTATGCCCGTCACCCTTAAAGAGATAGACTTTACGATGCAGTCCCTCTTTTCGACAGCGACGCCAAAATTTATAGGCATTATCAGTAACGCCATCTTCACCACCGGAGTCTACCCCCAACATCATGATCCCCATCTCATGGTGAGGATAGTGCTGTAATGGGTAGGTTTTCTCTAATACATCGGTGATTAATACTTGCCAGTCCTCAGGGTAAGAGCCCGGATCAATTCGCCGGCACTCACCGTTATTGCCATAACGTAGGGATTGAGTGATTTCAAAGCGGTCAATCACCCAGCGTTCGCCTTTTTCACCGTAACCGACCACTTGCACCACAAAGCGACGTTTTTTACCGCCTTGCACGTCAACCGTGGCAACCAAGAACCGCACGCCTTCTGGTACCACTGACTCATCCCAACTTTCAACACGATTAATCAGTTCATCGCTCCGGCGTTGTTCTTGTGCTGTGCGCGGTAAATAAGGCAAGCCCCAGTCTGTATTGGTGACCGCTTTTAGGGTTTCTTCACTGCCGGTTAATTCGTATTCTTGTTCTGCAGTTAGTAACTTATAAACTAACTGAGACAACGTTTGATAAGCAGCTGCTGGGCCTTCCATCCAAAAAGAGGCAATACGCGAACGGCGTCCAGTACCTGATATCCTTCCTTGCTTATCAATGGACTGTCCTTCAATCAACCACACCCCTTTATTATTGAGCTCCCGTTTTTGATGGGGTTCGATACGACCTAAACAGTGCTGACACTCCACATACGCAGATTCACTCGCTTCTACGGGATCAGGATTATCACGATATCCCTTCACCGCATCATAAATAGGCTGAAAATATTCGTGGCAGTGAGGACATTGCCAGTACCAGCGACGGCGATCACCCCGATTATAAAGTGATAAAATACCCGTTGTGGGCGGAGCTTCGTGAGGAGACAAACGACGCCATTTAGTATCAGTAATATCACGCCCCGGAGAGCTTTCTACCAGCGTCATACCCACAGACATAAAGGTGGTTGTCCGTTTTGAGGCTAAAGAAAAGCCATCTCCTTCACCGTCAATATCTTCGGGAAAACGGTCATAATCGGTGAGTGCCACACACTTAAAGTCAGATGAGGACATCACATTAATCGATGGCCACCCCATTTTTAAAAAACTGCCCGATAAAAAGTATTTATCAAACACGTTGTTATCGTTACGACGAGGGCTGAGTTGTTTGCTGACTTCAGGACTGCAACGAAAGGTGCGAGAAAGCCGTTTTTTACTGTGCTCTTGTGCTTTATCTTGCGTCATTTGCACCAGCAACATATCAGAAGGATCGCACACAATATTGTAAATCACCCAGCCATCAATTAACCCGACCGTCTTTCCTGTTCTTGCAGGACCCACAAATATCACGGCATCATAGAGCCGTGACGATAAACAATTCATGGGTTCAACAATGTAAGGAGATACTGCCGGATCCCAAGGAACCGAGTTACCCGCTCCCACAGGTACGCGCATATATTTTGCCACAGCATCCGCAACTGGCATTCGCCTCGGTGCTTTAATGAGTTGAGCCACATTTTTTCTTAATGTGGTTGCTGACACAGTTGCTGTCATGGCTCATCCTCATCGCTCTCTTCGCTATCTGAGTTATCACTTAAAACTTGATGTGCTATCTGGTCGCGCAGATCATCAATAATACCCTGAACACGAGATACAGCTGTCGGTGTTAATGCACAATCACGTTCTAATATGTCAGGTAACGTTTCCAGCACTTGCACCATCGCTTTAGCCAGTGCTGAATATTCTCGTGCAACCTCTGAGGCAGGCAATAACTCCCCCACTTCTTGTTCAAACTTCAAACGCTCCCGCTCAGACTGATACCACGCCTTCCGATCTTGAGGTAGCATTTCCTGATTTTCGACAGGGGCTGGCGCCTTCATCATTTCAGATAAAATATCAGTGAGTGCGTAGAGTTTTAGATTTGAACTATTGCCTGCAACAGGCTCTAAATGATTAAGACGGGCGGAAGCTGTTTGTCGATGGACGCCAGAAAGTGCTGCTATCTGGCTGATATTGAGCTTTAAGTGTTTGAGTTCTTTGTCCATATTTCATTTGTTTTATATTCCACTCCCGGAAGATAGATTTGAGCTTCATTAATAATTCGCTCTCTTGCCATTAGCAGTAATTGTTTTCTACCACCAACTCCCCAATTAGCCATTGTCCTTGCACAGTGACTGACGTTTTTAGTTTCCGCATTAATGACATGATCTAGCTTGTTCAATTTAGACATAATATCTAAACCTTTTCTCGTCGCATCTTTAAACGTGTTGTAGACAAGAATTTCAAACTCAGGCTTTAACCAAGCTGCATACCGAATAACAACTAACTCTAAAGCCCAAGTTCCCTGATTAAGTCCACCTTTAATCACTTTAACCGATGCACTTTTTGTTGCATCGCTTAAAGCTTGAACAAACCGCTTTACTTGACGACTTTTCAAAAATGCACCGGGTCTTTGTGATTCCGTTGCTTTACCATCCGCAACAGCGGCCGCATGCAGATCATTTAAGTTATATCTACCCTCACTATCAACACGGACAGATACACCATTAATACTGACTCTTGGATATTGCATAACGTATTTCCTGCATTTGAAATGAACCCTCGTTCACATAGAAAATCAGCCCGTCGAAGCTCGCCAGCCATAACTGACTTCCTCGAAGGCTCATATCAAAGTGATTGGATCCGACGTTTTAATGATTGCGCTGTGAATGCGCAGTTAAATGAGATGTAAAACAATAAAAGTGAGAGTTAAAACCTTGAATTAGTGATGAATAAAAAACAAAAAATTTCATCACTGTTATTTTTTTAACATATATTTATCAAATAATTACACTGGTGGTGACGACCGATAAAAATTGAAAAATGCGCCGTTTCCCGCGTACGCGTCGCCCCGTGGAGAGGGTACCCCGCTGGGAGTACCTTTTGAATTATATATAATAAAATCAATTTATTATGATTAAGGTTTCTTTGGTGGGGGCATAGGATTCTTAATCTTATCCTTTGTCTGATACCCGTTAGGATTTAAATACTTATCCTGTAATTGTTCATCTAATTGCTTTCTGAATTGATTGGGGTTCTTAAGACTTTGACTAGCCATAGTTATTTCCTTTTGGTTATTAACCGCCGTAATCTATCTGTATTCGTATGGCCTCTTCATAAGTTGCATCTCGCCAACGAGTTGTTACTCTGCAATCAGGTTCGGGAATCTGCACAGGATAGCGTGAATGCCTTAATTCAGTTTCAACCTGCATTATTGATAACCCCGTAATAGCCTGCCGTCGAACTCTGAAACGCCCAGTCAAGCCAATCTCTGTGTATCTATATTTGGGTACTGGCATGTTATCCCCTTTACTTCTGACTACACCACGTTCTGTTATTTAACTCACGCACAGCTTGTGACCATGCTTGTTGCTGAGTGACCATGCTTGTTGCTGAGTTGCCATTACTTTCTTAAGCTCATTGATAGCAACATCTTGTTGATTGGCTTTCATACGCAAATCTGCCAACTCAGCCTTAGCGTCCTGCTCTAGTTGATAACTGACAGCCGCATCTTTTAGTCCTGCGGAATTAACAAAGGCATCTTTGATAAATAACTTACCAGCAAACTGTGGTGTTGATTTAGGCTTTGTTTCTACATCTTGCATCAGTTGTTTAATGCGGGTTAGTTGCTCTTCTAACTTATCTAACTCAGTTGTATCCACTGAGACTTTGTAGATCAACTCGCCTATCTCTTTTTTATCTGACATGACATATCTATCTCCAATAAAAAAGCCACCAGCGGTTAACTGATGGCTATATAAATTTTACTGAAGATAATTTTTAGTATTATGTAGTTGTAACACTCAAAATCTAGTTATCCAGACATAATTTAATTATCAATGTATTAAATCAATTTAATGACTAATTTTATTGGCTAAAATGACTCGTTCAAACTCACTACGAAGTTCCTCATAAGCTTTAGGTTGCAATAACCGATTATTATCTAGTTCTATAACATGAGCATCTTTCTTATATTTAGATAAAATGTCATTATCATTCATTGCACACAAAATCACTTGATACCCACTAGGAACATTATTCATAACAGCATTAATCACTTGTTTATATCTATGTTTAGCTTGCTCTTGTTGATTTGGAGTATCTATAACAAAAGGCGCTATTTGACAGTGATTGATATAATCAATCTGCCGAAGAATAGATAATTGATAGGCTAATGTTCCACGAGTGCCTTCTGCTGCACCACCTCCAAGAATTTTTTTATAATCCATTGGGGATTTAACTCCATTAAGGTTTACCCCTGTTGCAGCTAAAATCTCTATATTTTCAACCAAACTCCCAATAAATAGCTCATTTAATGTCTTCTTATCTTCTTTTTTAAGAAGCTTAGCTTGTTTTTTCTTTATGTCACTTTGATTTGCTTTAGCATTATTCGATTGAGCAATATATTTTTCTTTCTTCTTAAGTATATTATTATTAACTTTCTTCTGAGAAATTGAATACAAAGCTAATTCATAACTACATTGTTCGTCTGAATTATTTTCAGATGCTTCCTCTTTTAAATATTTATCATTGATTCTCTCAACTTCAGAAGAAACAAAATTTAACTTTTCTATTAATTCAGCTCTCTGTTGATATTTATTTTTAAGAAGATGATTAATTTTATCTGCTTCTTTCTCTAAATTTTCTTTATCTGCTAAAAATCCTGCACGACTAAGTAATGAATTATCATGTAAAACACCACATAAAGGACATTCAAGAGAATCTGAAGGCACATTTTCTACTGCAAAAATATAATCATTTTCTAGCTCTCTCGCTGAAGTACTGACAATTAGATGCTGTTGTTCTAACTCATGAATCTCATTGGCTAAAATTGATTGCTGTTCAAATAAACTAGATTGAACATCAGAAAATCTCATGAGTTCGTCATTTATTTCTGCTTGAATATAATCCAACTCTGCTTGAGTAATTGCTACTGTTGTTGTTTCTGGAGCAACTTCTTCAAGTACACTTACTGCTTCTTCAATCCTCGTAATTTTATGTATAGCTTCTTGTTCTATCTCTTTTTGTGCAAATATTTCTTCCTCGAGTTCAAAATGTGCACTCGATAAATAACCACAGAAATATTTTATAAGAATTGTTCTAAAATTACTGTATTGTTGTAAGTTTTCAAACCCATTCCATGGTTCGTTCCAACTTTTTTCTTGATCGATATAAAATGGTAAAAAATAAAATGCAGGTGGTGGACACTCTAAGTTATTTTTTTTACTTGCAAGTAATAAATCAAAACCAACTTCTCTTGCAAAATCTATAGCAAATTGACCTGTTATTTTTGAGTAAAACTGTAAAGGAGTATCTTTCTTTCCGAAATAGATCCCATCAACATAACGGCTAACAACATATTCTTGTTGGTTTATTTTAAAATATAGGATCGTTTTAACATCATTTGATTTCCATTCTTTATCAAATTTAGGATCACAGCCAATTGCCCAATATAAGCTTTTTACTAATGTTGACTTGCCAATACTATTGTCTTTTCCTGTAACGAGATTGAATCTCTTCGGAAACTCGAACTGATTCGCTGATTTTTTTGAATCTGACAGCAGAACTAGACGTTGAAATTGCAAGCCTTTCATTTTTGTGATTCCTAAGATTCCTAATCAATAATTTATAATTGTTTTGCATTATTAAGCCTTTAATAAACAGTAGATGACTTCTAACAATAACTCGTCTTCATTATTATTTATTTTTTGAAGTAAATCATCATCAACAGCTTGTCGGTATAAAGCTTCTATATATGTAGCATCATCATCATATTTATCTTCATCAACTTTGAGATAAGATTGCTTAAATGACTCCGTAATATCAATATCTAAAGCACTCATAAAACCAGCTCTACGTAGTGCTAGTGAAGTGATTTTACCTTTAAAAATGCGCTTTTTCTTAGATCTCCAACCTAAATCAGTGGCCAAATCATCAAAATTACTTTTTAAATCATCAATACAAGGATGGCTTGTATATTGAGTAATCACTTTGTGAACATCTGTCGAGGTGAGTGATTTTTTATCAATAAGTCTTATCCAATCTTTATAATCATATTCAATACGACCTATTCGCCCCATTTCATCAACAATAGAACGATATATGTTTACTGGATTACATAGCGCCCCAGGAAATATAGCATCAACAAGGTATGCAAAACGAGATAATACATAATCTTCTTGGTTTTTTAACTGTATTTCAGGAACAATAAATTGCAGATGTTCAGGCAAAACACTAATCCCTAGTTCATCTGTTATATCTTTAGTTAAACTAGCTAAATCATCTTTTGCTAAATCACCTATCTTGATTACATCTAGTTTAAGATCTTTATCAATATTTAGGCTAAATCCACTTGATGAAACTAGCCCAATCTTAACAACCCTATTTTCATATGAAGTATTAACACAAGAACTAAGTAGCTTTCCAAGCACAGAGTTTTTAAGCTTATTATTTTTACCTTTATCCCTTTTTGTAAGAGATGCTGATGTATACTTAGCTATCTGATTCTTTACTTGATAAAATTCAAACTGTGCATTGTTTGGATCTAAACTATTAGCAATTACAACATCTTCCTGATATTCAATTAATAAAGCATATTCCTGATTTTTTTTGTGCTTTTCAATAATCTCACATAATGCCCAATGAAATTGAAAATTATACTTTCCGAAAGTACTTGCTCCTGCTGATTCACGCTGGACTTCAGCAAGTGGGTTATTTGCCATATACACTACACCAAGTAAACATGAATTATTCATTTACATGTATCTTAGCATATGAAATACAGCTATATTAGGATATATTATCGATCTAGATCATGAAATTTTACTCATGTAATATTTTATATAATCATAAAAAAATTGTTTTCCTTTCAAACTCACAAACTATTTTTCCTTTAATCATTTACTTTGATTCAGCTCTAAGTAACCAATTATTTTTCTTAGTTTTATTTCGCATAACTCCTTCAGATATGATATTTCATGTAACTATTTTCATAAGAAATAATAAACTCACTTGATTGCTATCCAAACTAAGCTTTTAGTCATGATTTCTCTATATATTAATTATCATGATAAGATTTACGTACAATCCAAAAAAAATATCATTTACTAATGAAAACATTTCATATAGATCCTGTGACTTTAACTTTAATTAACGCAATAAAAGACCCGCGAGTTAAGCAAAAATTACACGAACTTAATTTATATTTCTATAATCGAAAACATGAGAATCAAATTAGGGATGAAATTACCATTGTTATCAATGAGAACTCTGATTACTTAGCAATGACAGAACATCCAAAAAGTAGGAATGGTGCAGTGGACTTATCTCTTTATTCGTTGAATAAAGATGAATCTAGTTTGATTGCTACTATTGAATTTAAACATCATTATCCGAAAGATCTAACCATACCGGCGGTTCAAAATAACATTATTTCTGACTTAACTCGTAATTTATCCAGTCAAACAAGCCATTTTATTCACATTATTCAACAAAGGAAAATGCATAAAAAACCGCCCGTTAGTAACGTGAAATTCTTGCAAAGAAATTCTGACGATATTGCTTATTATACATGCCTTTTAGAGGGCTTAGATAAATTCCCGTTAAAATACAATAAAAACAGACTCTCAATAACCGTGAAATCAGAATTTGTTGAGTCCACTTATACTTTCGATATCTACTCTCTTATGTAATATATTTAATATAGATATTAAAGGGTTATATATATAAAAAACGCTAATCACCTACACACTCCTGCCTGATGTAATCTTGTAACCCTTTAATCATCTGCTCTGACTCTGCAATTCGCTCTCTAAGTAACCAATAATTTCGGATAGCGGTGTCAGTAGGTCTGGCGGTGGTTGCAGAAGCCAAGCTGGTGGAGGGAGTGGTTTTGCTTTTTGGGCACTCGGCTTTGATATACACCCGCTCAAGATTACGCTCACTAATATCACGCAAGCGACTAATTTCATTCTTAGCATTCGCTAGCTCCTGCGTATATTGAATATCCAGTTGGTTTAACCGCATTATGCGTGCTTGATAATCAGTATTAATAGACTTCTGTTCTTCAAGAGCCACTGTCAGTTTTTTGTTGGTATCTATCAGTGAATTAATCCTGTTAGCTTGCCTGTTAATCACCCAATAGCCACCCACAATAATGCCTACCATCGCAATGACGGCATAGAGTTTCCTGTATTTCATGATTAGTACCGATGATGTGAGAGTGCAATCTGACAACGTTTTTCTAAACTAACTTGGTCTTTAGTACATGAGTTATCAATCAAGAGATAAATACCACCAGCGTCGGTGATGAGTAATATGAGGATAAAGCTGGTAATGATGATTAAAGTTTTCCATGACATAGTGCTGACTCCGCCTCTCTACGACTGACTAACCCTCGCCATACCTTGCCACCCGCATAAACCCAGCGCTTCATTTCTTCACAGGCACCATTCTGATCACCAGCATTTAATTTCTTAAGCAATGTAGAGCGTGCAAAAGCCGTGGTACCCACATTAAAAACGAAGGAATATAGAGACGCCTTTGTTTTATCATCGACCGGCACTTTAACCAGAATATCGACTTGCTGTTGCGTTCTGATAAAGTCTTTCTGCAGTAACTCGTCACACTCTCGTTGTGTGTATGTCTTACCTTGAATGATGTCGTTTCCAGTGTGTCCATAACAAACCGTCAGAATTCCAGCAACATCGCGGTAAGGTTCATAACGAATACCTTCAAAGTAACCAATCACTGTTATCGCAATACTTACCGCACCAGCACTCGCAACTGCAGTCACTTTCTGTTTTAGGTTCATTAAATGTCCTTTTTAGCTTTAGTCAGCATCTCGCCGACTATCTTTTCTATGTCTTGTGGATCACTAGAACAATTTCGATGAACTAATTCAGCAAATAATGCTGTTCGTTTCCGCTGTTCTCGCCGTGTCATCAGATAAGTTGCTAATCCAAGAAGCATGCTAAATCCCATCCCTATTACAAAGCCCCATTCATACAATGAGAGACTTGCAAAAAAGGCAGTTAAGCCAGCTGTTCCGTAGGTAGCATTGGTTAATTTGTCCATGCGCATATACACCCCCTACGGAGTGTCCGTTGATGATTAATGTGAGTGAGTTAAACGTGAAAAAATAAATCTTAAGTTAAACTAATAGATCAGCCCAATGTAATTAACCGAAGGAATGGCTGATTAACTTCGGTAAGAAAACATCATGGAATATGAATTTGAAAAAATAAAAGATCCACGAATTAAGGCAGAAGAAATGGCGCATACCACACCTCTGCTATTTTCATTGTTAGCAAAACTAATAACTGATAATGATAAAAATAAAGAAGAACGCCTATTCAGAATGTTAGATAAATCTCTAGAATGGAATGAACAACTACCAGTTAAAGAGCAAATTGCGTTAGTAGGTCAAGTAACTAAAAAGGCTTTAACTGGCAAGTAGTAGCACCATTACTTTCTTTTATTTCAATAGAGTTATTAGAAATAGCCATGAGCGTGGCATTCTTAATAGCCTCTAACTCACAGCTCGTTAATTGCATACTAGCGAGCTGTTTTTGTAACTCTGCTATTTGCTGTCCTTGTCGTTCTACTTGTGCTGACAGTGCACTAGCTAACACTTCTAAGTTTTGATTACTCATAAATACCTCTCTTAAATAGAAAGCCAACTACAAGGCTGTTGCAATCATTAAACGTGTTAATAGTAATTTGCAGGAGCTATATACGAAAAAGGCCACTCAATGCGCAGCCTTTACATCAGTTTTTCGGAGTTTCTGGATAATTAAAATTAGAAAAATTATGTATAACTTAGTTAACTATAAATATTTTCCATATTTACTTATAATTACATCCCTGTGATTAATCATTAATATTTTAATTTTATAGTTTATTTCAGAATATATTTCTGATTGATCTCTTTTCCCTTGAGTTGCAAAGTTTAAACTTTTCTTCAGCTCAATAATTAAATTATTTATTGATACTACTGATTTTGCAAAATCAATTTCTGCATCTGTAGAGCTGCCCAATAAAAGAAGTAGTTTATACTTGCAAAGCTCTGCTTTTTTCTCATCTTCGGAGGTAATGATATAAGGTTGCGTAATAATATTACTAGAAAATATAGTTAACTCAGATATATATTCAGCCAACATATTTCTAAAATCACTAATCCATTTTTCTTGAGCCACTAATTTATTTTGGTACTCAGCTAATCTATAGTTATGTTTTAATGCATACCAAGCGATAAGAGATGGAATTAGGGCAGAAAAAAAAGCCGCTACTACAGTTTCCCAAGAAAACGAAGTACTCACAACAACAGTAGGGATTTTATCTACCTCTACTGTGGTTATGTTATTAATTGATTCCATTATTCCCTTATTAACTAATGAGTAAGGTATTCCTTTCCATTCCATTCAAAAACTCCATGACATAACCAATTCAAATAAGATATACCACTATATTACATGAGATGTCACATCGAAGAAACTCAGTGCTAAATTGTATGTAACTTCAATCACATTTATTAAATCCATTTTAGATTAAAAATATTTATCATTTATTATGGTGACTTTATATTAAATAAGGATCTTCGTTATGATAGAAAGACTTATTCAATACGCCTACTATGACCCTAACTGGTCTCATAGCCACCAAGCAATTTCATTATTAGACAGAACTCAGCGAAAAACCCCTGAAGACTATGAGCATGAAATGAGAGGTCATTTGTTCTGCCCTTCTTGCTACACACCTATATCTATTCGCCCAATCAATACTGAAGTGACTTCAAATGGAAGAAGAAGAGCCTTTTTCCACCTCCCTAGCTATAGTGAAATATATTGCCCGCTAAGAAGTAGAAGTGCTCCAGGTCGGCGATATGCAAGTGAAACCGAGGCTCAACAAGCAATACAGAATCATCAACTAGCCGTAATTAGCGGATTTATGAATAATGAGCCTGAAAATCAAAATATTGAGGACCCTGAATATACAGGCCCAAATGAAAATATTGATGGCCCTATCATTCAAGCACCAATAGGAAGACACAGAGGGGAGAATTATGCTCTTCCAAGCAAAATTAGTACTGTAGCAGGATTATGTAGAAATTTTGACGAGAATTATTATAAATACATATACATAGCTAATAGTGGTCAAGTTATACCTAAATTATTCAGAGATCTACTTAGTGATGTTAATGATATTGAAGGTGAAATTGCTACTCCAGCATTTTACTGGGGAAAAATTTTAAGGATTGATAGATTTTCAAACACTGCACATATATATTTCAGACTAAACACTCAAAACTCAATTAGTGATGTTCGAATAAAAGTTAAACTGGATGAGCTCGATAGAAAAAATATCACCGATAATCAACCGGATCGAATTGTTATTTTCTATGGTCCAATAAAAGAAGTCGGTTCTGGTTACTGGTCAGATGATGTTAAATGGGGAGAATATGCTTTATTACCAGAACAATATAACTATCTTCTAATTACCCCATAAAATAGTTTTGAAACCTCACTCTTAGCCAGCGAGGTTTCATTCTATAAGTTAGGTGACAACGTATTCACTCTTATCACATTAGCACCCAAAATTCGTAACGAAAAGCATTTAACTATCAATTGTTGTTTTATTTGCCCATTCATCCATTTCTAAAACTGCACCAGTCATAATTAAACAAGCATCAATAAAGGTTTCAGCTATCATGAGTTTTTGTCTAATTTTACCCTCTGAACACTTCATATCCCTTGCGATTACTGATTTTGAAATATTCTTTATATAGTGTTTTTCTATCAAATCGTATTCGTCTTTTCTTCCTACTTTTATTAATTGGCCAACCGCTGAATCAATGATTATCCCATCATCACAGCAAGAAACACGACTTTTGTTTGTGCTCTGTAATAATCCCTTAAACCCTGCAGCTATTGATGAGTAATCCACACTATTACCCTCATTTACTGACCGCGAGCCTCAACGTGATAAAACTTTCTGTACATACGAAAAAACCCCACCAAATGGCAGGGTTTCTTGAAATACTCATAAGTTGATCATTTGATTGATCTTTTTTTACTCAGTCAGTTATAATGACCGAATATCTTGTGTTCTTGTGGAAGAGAACGCACTAGATATAGGAGCGCCTCTATGTAGTATCGAGCTACAAAAAGGCATGACAAAACTGCAGGGTGCTACATTTGATCACCTTCACAGTCTAGTTTACCCGGTGATCAGTGTAAAGCCCTGAAATTCATACAGGGTTTTAAACTATGAACAAAAATATCTGTAAACACGCTCACCGATACGACCATTTATTTACTTATCTGTCTGAAAATCAAGGACAGACTGGAAGACATAAATGTGCTGGATGCGCATATGAATTAGGTCGGCATCACGCTCTCATTGGAGCACCAAAAGCAAAAAATGACTCTGTTCTAGCATATACTTCGGACAGTCAAGCAGGCACAGTACGCCATAAAGATGCTTTTGAGGCATACAATCTCGGTTACGATTCTGTGGCAGAGAACAATATGAGATTGAGTGCATAAACAGAAAACTTCCTACTAAAGGCTACCTTGGTAGCCTTTTTCATCACTATTTTTAATTTCTTGAATATTTTCATTATCCATAACTACTTCTCTTATACGAAAAAATCATACTAATCGATTTATTGATAAACTAATTTACCTCTGGAGATAACTCTAGCCGTATCACCTATTACTGTTGAAGTGCGTACATAAATTTATTCCTTATTTTAGATAATAAAAAAGACCGCCTAGGCGATCTTTAATTAATTCACAAATTTTTTATTTATGATGTATGACACTCTCTACAACACCAATAACAACCATCAGCAGTTCTGTAACCATTAATTTTTGCTTTAGCAACTGCCTGAGCACAATTAGAAAATATGCCTAAATACTCTCTATTTAATAAATCAGGCATATGATTGCAGCCTTCCTTATGCACCTCATAATCACCATGATTATCTGTGTATTTGTGAACATAATAATAATTCATAAATATCTCCTACTGTTGAATACACAAAGAGACAATATATTAAATAGTTAAATATTTCTTACCATTATATCACATATCAAGGAATTATCCGGAAATCCCGGATAGTTGAACCTGTAAGACTTACTTACGAATTGATGCTTTTATTTCTTGTTCGGTTTGCTCAAAACGCTCTTTCTCAAGCTCCACACCTAATACCTTTCGATTAAGTTTTAGTGCTGCTTTCAGTGTTGCTCCTGATCCCATAAAGAAATCGGCTACTAAGTCACCCTCTCGACTGCTAGAGCGAATAATGTGTTCCATCATGGCTGATGGTTTCTCACAAGGGTGTTTACCGGGATAATACTGAACAGGTGGATAATCCCACACATCGGTGTAAGGTACATCTACAGTTACAAAGAATGGTCGTCTTAATAAACCATATTCTTTTATTAATTCTTGATAGTCTTTTTGTAATGTAACCTGCTCGCGCTCTAATTCGGTAAACTGGCGGGATAACGGCGATAACTTTTCTTGTTTATCAGCAATGTGTGTAAACAGTGTTTGTAACTTTTTGTAGTCTTCCTCGCTAGGTAATTGCCACTGACTATTGCTGAACCAATGACTGAACATTTGCTTATCTGTTGCTTGATTTATCTCCTTAGAACTCACCTGTAGTGCTAAACGAGCATTTCTAAAATAATCAATCAGGGGCTTAAATACGTTTTGCTTTAACTCCTGGCATTTTAAAGAAAATTCAGAACCTTTAGCGGTGATTGGCTTTTGATAATGTTCAGCAAAGAGTATCCGCTCTATTGAAGGGAAAAAGGTGCGTAGGCTTTCCTTATTTTGTTTTTTCCATGGCCCAGATGGTTTAGCCCAAATAATATGGCTTAATACATTAAATCGCCCGCGAACAAGCAGTTCAGTATCTGATGCCAATTTAGAACCACAGAATAAATACAAACTGCCATTGGGTTTTAATACTCGCCAGAATTCAACTAGTACCTCATCAAGCCAAGACAGATATGCCTCAACATTATCCCACTGGTTATCCCATGCACACGATTTCACTCTGAAATACGGTGGATCCGTAGCGATTAAATCAATATAATTGTCAGGTAATGTTTTTAATATAGCTAATGCATCATTATTGTATAATTGCATCAATATCCTTTATCTAAATAATAAAAAAGCCAGAAACTATTAGTCCCTAGCCTTTAACTTTCATTAATATAAAAAGTAGAGGGTAAATTGGCCTATTTATTTTATATAACTATCTATTAAGCATTTTTTCAATCTTACCCCTATCTTCGTAAACCTCAGCAACAGTAATATTTTCACCATAAAAAAATCCACTACCATTTCATCTAGCAGATGTAACTATTCACTTCATTATCTCATCACATATACCTTATCTTTTATGTCGGAAAAATTACCATCAATCTTTTTTTGATGGTATGCAATAATTAATTAACCCTCTTAGTTGTTCTTTTATAAAACTCGCCATGCTTTAAAATAAAACCCGCCATTTCTAATTGTGTAAGTAAAAACTCACAACTTTCATAACTTAGTTGTGTTTTAGTAACGATTTCTATTATATTATTCCCCGTATATTGGGATATCATTTCTAATATATTATACGCCTGAATTGTCATATCGTTCTGTTTTATCATGACATTTTACCCTTTAGTGTAGAAATATGAATATATATAAAGGTGTAACTCGTCATCATATAAACAGCAAGTCTTTTTTGTCAGATTATTTTTAAATAAATAACCCTACTGATAATTGTAAAAATAAAAATATTAATTTATATATTTAATATATTTTATAAATGGAAATACTAACCGGTTACATTTAAAAATAGGAATTACTTCATTTAAAAAAATATAACAATTATTTAAAATGAAAAATGTTAACCGATATATTAACATTTTACTTTCATCAATATACTTTAAACCAATCTATATGGATATCTTATGATTAATAAAAACTGGCATCCGGCTGATATTATTGCTTCTTTAAAGAAAAAAGGGACAACACTAGCAGAAGTTTCCAGAGCTGCAGGTTTAAGCTCATCGACTCTATCTAACGCGTTGTCCCGCCCATGGCCAAAAGGAGAGCAAATTATTACTAAAGAACTTGATATACCTCCATCAACAATATGGCCTGAACGGTACTTTGATGAAAAAGGAAATCAAATTATTCGTAAATTAAGACATAAAAATATAAATAATAAAGATGAATTATAAGCTTATTACTTATTATATTTTTCACGATATAATTTCATTATATCTTCCGCTAAACAATCATTAACGGTATAAAAATAACATTCAGGCAAGTTAAGTATTTTGGCTAGTTTACACACAACTTCGAAACTTGGTTTATGTAGTCCAGACTCGTATTGCGAAATTCTTGAACGAGCACTAGCTACATCCATTCCGGCCAGAGTACCTAATCTTGTCTGAGTTAATTTTGCCATTTTACGGGCATATCTTAACCTAAAAGGAACCATAATTAGACTTTAGTATTATATTAAAAACAATAGTGTATTTATAAAATATTTTACCTCCTATTTTAAATAGCACTTAATAAGTTTAAGTTATTCATGTAATCTCTTTACTTATATAATAAAGTAACAAAACATGTATAATCTCTCTAGATAATATTTAAGAGCAATTATATTTATTATTATAAATATTTATTAACTCTTCCGCGAATTCATCATTTAAAGTATAAAAATAATTTTCTGGAACTTTTAATATTTTGGAAAATCGGCAAATAGTTTCAAAGTTTGGGCGGTGTGTACCAGACTCATATTGACACACTCTAATTTTAGCTGATTCTTCATCAATCCCAGCTAAAATACCTAACTCTTCTTGAGTTAATGCAACTCTTGCCCTTGCAGCCTTTAATCTTTTAGGTACCATAATAACTCTAACATTTAAGATGACTGCATAAGTTTATATCATAAAAATTAGAAAATTTAAAATTAAGCATTACTTAACAAGGTTAGCAATAAAAATATTAATTTATATAAAATTTTATATTTAATCACTTAAGGTTATATTTTTACAATACATATAACCCAGAAAAATATCTTTATTTTTATTAGAATAACAGTTAATTTGCGTAGCGCGTTAATACTTTTTTATTTAACCTGTTTTTTATTACAAGCAACTTCATGATCCATGACTAATCCTGAATCTAACATCGCCAAACCACCTTCTACAAAACCTTCTGCAATCTGTATAATCTGACGTACACGGCTTTCACTCACCTTCCAACGTCTTGCAATGCTTCTTTTAGAGCACTGATATATATAATGTAAAATAAGCGCATTCAATTCTTCTTCTCTTCTCAATTGTTGTAATCGCGCTATTGTAGCGTCAATAATCATACCATCATCATCACAACAACTTATCCTTGAAGATGATTGATAAGGTAAAACACCCTTAAAACCTGCTGCAATATGAGAATAATCTACTCCACTTTGTACATCCGAGGCCCAAGCTCCCCATCGTTCTAATACTTGTTGTATATCTCTCATATCACCACTACCTTATGCGATCTTATCTGTAATTGTTGAACGAGCAATTAATTGGGCCGACTGATACCAAATTTCTTTCCAAACAGACCTAGCCTTGTGAATATGCATATGCCCTAAACCACGCTGTAAAGCCATTTTTTTAGCTAGAATTTGAAGTGCTGTTTTGGGCTTCCACGCTGAGCTAAATAGTAAATTAAACGTACTGTCTCTTTCTGCATAATCAATTTCAATCGGTATTTCCCCGGGTTTTAAACATTGCCCATTTCGATATGCTGGCCTCCCTTTTAAATGCCATTTCTTCGCTTTATCAAGATATTCAGTACAATTATTTTTATGAAATAATGTTTTAGGCCTTAAATAGTCCTGCATCTTATTATCATTGAGCCATTTAGCTGTTAAATAATCGATTATTAATATCAATTCTTCGAAATGAAAACCATCAGCTAATCTTGCACGGATATATCCTAACGTCGTCTGACACTCACGGTAATGGGAGTGAGTCACTTTGTTAAAATAACGGATAATTTCTATTTCTGGACGTTCAGGACTTGAAAACGAGCAAACTGACCGAGATCTTTTATTGTTACTCTCTGTAGTTATCTTTGTTGTACTCTCTGTAAGAAGGGCTCTATTTGAACTACTCTGAGATAGATTTGTTACACCTGTCCATTGTTTCGATTTGGGCTCATCGAACGGTTTTATTGTTGTTTTATTGGCATAATTACCTTCAGTCAAGCTTCTCTTTTCATCTTCTTCTATTTGCAAGATCTTATGTTGATAATTGATACTATAAAAATTTGTACGATCATGAAGATGTTTATTGAGTTGTTTTACCTCAATCAACCCAGAAATACGTAACTGAGCAAATGCCCGTTTGAGCGTTGATACTGATAAGTATGGAAACTGTAATTGCCAATTAGATAGTGTATTGTAAATCCATCGTCGCCCATCATGTTCAATACCAGACTTAGTTTCTGTTATCCAATAGTGCAATTGTTGCAATACTAAAGCTTCATGCAATCCAATTTTGACAGCTAATTCTGGTATCACTATCTGAGGTCGAGATTTTATAATTAATGATTTCATATGCTGAACTCCTTTTCTCTTTATTCTTTCTAAATGCCAAAAAGCGTTAAATTAAAAATAATTTAATTGAAAAAATAACAAAAGATGGTAATTCCGTTAGTGTTTTGTAAAATATTCTATTTTATTAAATTTAATCATGACTAAAATAGTAAGCATTTTATTAATGCTAAAACTATCGTCATTCGAATTAATATAATTAATTTATATTATATGCATATCACTTAAATTAATAAGTTATCCGTTAGGGTAATTAAAATTAACAAATAGACAAAGAGTACGCAAATACTTTTTACCTAAAAAAAAGGAAATATAAATTACATGAGAAATAAAATGCACATAAGAATTAAAGAACGCCGTTTACAATTATCATTAACACAAGAAGCTCTAGCAAAGATGTTAAGTGTAAGCCGAGTTTCTATTACGAAGTGGGAAACACGAGTTACAGAGCCGGATGGAGAAAATTTACAGGCATTAGCTAAAGTCCTTGAAGTCTCTCCAGAATGGTTACTTTACGGGGGAAACTCATCAGAAGCAGATGCATTAATTATAACTCGCAAGACAGTGAATATTAAGAAAATACCCATTATCACACTTGAACAAGCAGCTGATTGGAAAGCACGTTACGATACATTAAGATTAAGCGATATTCAGCATTGGTGCTGTGCAACAGTACCCGTATCTGAACAAGCATATGGGTTAATTTACCAAGGCGAATCTATGACAAACCCCTATTCACTTCCTTCAATCCCTAAAGGTTCAACCGTTATTATCGAACCATCATTCAAGAATGAGATAGAATTATATGGAAAAATAATTATCGCTAAAAACATTATTACTAATGACATCGTTATTAAAAAGTTTATCCATGAACCACCACAATTTTATTTAATCTCATTAAACACAGCCTTTACCCCAATATTATTTACTGATGATTATCAAATTATTGGTTATGTAATACAAATTATTCAGACTCTCTAATCTTCTTTATTTTAGTTTATTGAGCTGGCTCACTTCAGCTCAATATGTACTTCCCATTACATGGTTATTGTAATAATATAAACATCAGGTACAATAATTATCTATTAACAAACATCTCTCTTATTAACAATGCAAAAGGAAATATATATTCGATAGAAAATAATGCTATTTATTAGTTATCAAATAAATTTCATTATTTTTTATTTAAATGTAAATTAATACTTATTAACTAATTTTTATTATGCAAGGATGTATTATGAAAGTATTAACATTAAAGGAATGGTCGGATAAACGATATAAAAGTCACCCACCTTCTCTAACAACATTAAATAAATATGCACGATTAGGTTATTTTTGTCCCCCTGCAAGGAAAGAGGGCCGATTATGGCGAGTCAAAGAAGATGCTGATTTAGTTGGTATAGTTGCCACTCCTTCCATCAAAACATTCGATGACCCTATATTAAGGAAAATATTAAAAGATGAGCGGACGACCTCGTAAAAAGAATATTGATATACCCAATTTATATTCAATATATCATCCAAGGATGAAAAAGATATATTGGCGATACCGTCACCCAATTTCAGGAAAATTTCATTCATTAGGAGATGATGAAGCACAAGCTAAACAGATAGCTCTTGAATCCAATAACCGTATAGCAGAACAAAGAACACGCCAAATTTTAATCATTGGTGATAGAGTTGCTACTATGAAAGATCAATCTATCTCTGTTTCTACATGGTTAGATCGCTATTGGAATATTCAAAAAGAACGTTTATCACAAGGTGAGATAAAACTTGCTACATATAAACAAAAGAAAAAACCTATAGATCTGATGCGTCAAAAATTGGCTTTATATCCATTAGCAAATATAGGTACTCGTGATCTAGTCAGTATTATTGATGAATACAAAGCAATAGGCCAAATGCGCATGGCTCAAGTTGTAAGATCGGTTTTTAGTGATATTTTTAAAGAAGCGCAACATGCTGGAGAAGTTCCTTCCGGATATAACCCTGCTCTGGCAACGAAAAGACCAAGAACACGGATCAGGCGACAAAGACTCACTCTAGATGAATGGCATAAAATTTATGATATTGCCGATAAACAACATCGTTATATGGGAAATGCAATGCTACTTGCCATTGTGACGGGTCAGCGAGTTAGTGATATCTCACGTATGCGTTTTCAAGATATTTGGGATGATCATTTGCACATCATACAAAGTAAAACAGGATCAAAAGTAGCAATACCACTTTCTTTACGTAATCAAGCTATTAATGTATCTCTTAAAGAAGTTATTGAACGATGTCGTGATCGTATTGTAAGCCATTATTTAGTTCATTATCATCGAACTACTTCACAATCTAAACGTGGCGAACAAGTTACTGCAAATATGTTAACGACTAATTTTAAAAAGGCGAGAAATAAAACAGATATTGATTGGGGAGAAGGAACACCTGCAACATTTCATGAGCAACGTTCTTTATCTGAACGTTTATACCGAAAACAAGGTATTGATACCCAAGCCTTATTAGGCCATACCACACGTTTACAAACCGATCGTTATAATAATACTCGTGGAAAAGAGTGGATAACCATTACCTGTTAATTTTTATTTGGTTATATTTTTAAGCATCAGATAATCTGCAATTGATAAACTTCGGCTTCTTTATCATGCCATTTGCAGATTATTTTCTGTTGTATTTTTCACCAAAATAAATACCTTATTGTTTATTCACTCATATTTTATATTTAGCTTAATGTCTGTTGAGCTTTATTCACTTTTGCTAACTTTGGCTATTTAAATACAATTCTCTATATAAGTATGTTATTTATTATTGTAAAAAAACATTAATAAAAAACGGGAAATAATAAGCTCCCGCTAACGATTTATCAAATCAACAATTATATAGGTTTGATAACTGCGTCACCAAACTCGCTATATTTCAGCAGTTTAGCGCCGTCCATTGGACGTTCGAAATCATAAGTAACGGTCTTCGCTTCGATTGCGCCTTCCATACCTTTAATGATTAAGTCAGCGGCTTCTGTCCAACCCATGAGGCATAGCATTATACCCATAATAATTATGTAACTTATTTAATAAATTATAATTATTGGTGGTGACAATCTTTTTTTATGTGATCTTGGTTTGTATGTAACTGGTTGATTTTTAGTTTGGGTTGAGGTGGTTTTGGGGAAGATACTTTAACTGATTGAGTGCTTATCAAGCTTGATATAAAGCATTCAAATCTATTATTTTTGTAAAATAATAGAAAGTAATAGCTTAGCTATAATAGCTTTTTTCAGTAAGAAATTAGGTAGTTTTATTTAAGTTAAATATTTTTCACTACACTAATGTAGTGAATATTCTAAAAATAAAAAACAATTTATTATGTAATAGCTCAAATCTGATTGTCATATTTGAGCTAGGCGCGGATATTGAAAATTCAAAAACCATATAAAAACTGGTAATTTTCAAATTGAACTACCTGATCTAATAGTGACTAATACATAATAAGATATGTTCATTTTATTATTATTTTGCACTTATTCCATATGATTTCCATTGCGTATTTTCAATCAATGTTGACCTCCTAATCGGGATGCTCTTACATCCATCTATCATTTTAAGGAGTTTCACAACATTTTTTCTCAAGCTAGGGTGCATCCATGGACTAAGGGTTATTCTGGTAATTATAGAAATATCAATTGGGACATCGAGGGAGGAAGTTTTATCAGACTTTGATTCCCATAATGCTCTGAACTCTTTTTCATGCTTGTAGGGTTTACGCTTAATAAATGGTAATCGGTCAATCGTTGGACGATTATCACGCAAATCATTCAAAGTGAGGTAGGTTACCTCTTGAAATTTTACTCCTCTGGTTTTAGCAAATGCTGCTTCCAGTTTTTCGGAATTGAAGTTAACACATATTCCGGAAGATCCAGACGAGAACACCCGCCAATGATGGTAAGTCTCTGATTCCTTTGTAAAACACAGTGCAAGCACTGACTGTAACATCTTCTTTTCCTTATAAGTTGCAAGAAAGTAAGAATCATTCTTGTCATCCCAGAAAGAAGGGTCAAGAAGAGTCAGTTTTCTGTTTGTTAAAATCTGAATTAGCGCCGGAAGATCTGTGTAACGTTTATAACTTACTTTTCTCAT